TCCCCTGACTTGCTCCTGTCCCAGTGAAGGGGGGAGCCGGGGTTGTGCTGCTCGTTGCCCATCATGGACAGCTCGGCCAGTGCTATGATAGCATCAGGGAAGTAGTCGATCACTCCCGTGGCTACAGGCAGGGCCTTGCGGTCCTTGGCGTCAGTCGGTAAGTGGCTCACGTGCATCTAGCTCCTCTACAATTTCAGTGAACAGCTTGGGCTGGTAATCAATGAACTCCAAGCACACGTTGAAGTAGTCCGGTCCGTCGGGTCCACCCGTGTGGCAGTGACCGTGGATGTTCCTACCCCTATACAACTCCTGTGGGTGCATTGGGATGTGGGTCAACCAGTGGCCGTGGTACTTCAGGCACCCTCGCATATGAACGAAGTACCTCAAGTAGTCCCACGCGGGAAGATCGTCGTGGTTACCGGCTACCAGATGCTTGCGCCCTGCCAGCCTACCAATATCAATCAACCCTTCTTGTGTAAAAGCTGCATCTCCGAGCACATACACCGTGTCACGCTTCGTAATGACAGCGTTCCACTTGTCAATCACATACTCTCTGTGATCTAGCTCGTCTGCGAAGGGACCTCTGTCTGTGGGAGGCCCACACGCATTACGAAAATCATGGATGTACTTGTGTCCGAAGTGCAGGTCACCTATCAGGTATACCTTGCTCATCGTACCACTCCATCATCTGCTCTTTCCAGTTCAACTCTTGCTCGACGGTCTTACCGGGGGCAATGAACGTAAAGGGAAAGCCTTCCTTCTTACACCAATCAGCGTAGCGCATCTTGCCTCGCTTGCGGAGGAGGTTGTTCCTATGAAACAGGAACCTGATGTCCGCATCAGGGTTCTGCGCCTTGACTAGAATCATCTTGCGTCTGGCGTCAATGTCCAGCTTTCCTTTTACCTCAATGTATATCCCGTTGGGGAACTTGAAATCAGGTAGGTACGTCCGCTCTGAAGCGGGTATGGTGTAGGGTAAGGTCTCTGATTCGTACTCGTATTCAACCTTACCCCCATCCAGCATGTCCTTCATCTGTGTCTCAAGCCCCGACCGCATGACGGTCTTAGGCCCGCGAGCCATTACTTATGCTTCGCCACGAACTCGTCAATCTCTTCTGCGAAGGCGTGGCCCAGCAGTACACCAATCACCAATCCAATAATAAATGTCATGCTTCTGTCTCCTCTTGAATCATCTCGTCGTCAGCCAGGATGTCGTCAGAGAAATCCTGATCAGGGTGCGGGTCTGCATACTCAGCGTCAGGCTTACGCAGGAGTTCTTCCTCTTCTACGAGGCCCTGCAAGGTTTGCTGTGCTGCGGCCTTGAACGTTTGCAACGCTGCAATGACAGCGAACAGTTCATCGAAGCTTACGCCCGGCTGCATACCGCTAAGCAGTTCCTTACGTCCTGCGTTGTACTTCAAGGTCAGCAGTTCAATGGCACTCAATGGATTAGGTGCCTTATCTTCAAAGGTCTCGTTGCTCATCTTCTTCTCTCCAGTGTCGTTGGGCTTCTCGGTAGTCGGCCAGCCCTGTCCACTTCCAGTTGGCGTGCTTGTAGAGGGCCTTACCGTAAACGGTGGCCACCTCGTCCCTAATCATACCAAGGATTTTCTCCTGATCCTTCTTACTGATGTATCCGCTCATCGGGCAACTCCCACATCTCCTCTAACTCTCGTCGCATCCAGAGCAGTCGTCCGTTCTCTCGCATGGCGGCTCTGATACCGGTGTCAAGCTCCTCAGCCGTAAGCGTGATAGCACCTTCTGCGGCTCGTTCCTTATGGTACGTTTCATAGCATCTGTATGCCGCTTCAAACAACTCTTGTTCACTAGCGCCCACGTCCGGTAAATCTCGCTTGGCATATGCTGCTCCTATTCCGGGCACCCCTTGGATGTGATCCGTTGGGTCACCCCGCAAAAGCTGCCAGTAAAAGTGATACATACCCTCGTCTTCAGTCACGTAATATAACTCACATTTGCGTATCTTGCTGTGCCAACCGGGTACCATATCCAGGTCTTTGTCAGCAGACACGATGCACGACCTATCACCTAGCATGATCTGCCGGATAGATACTGCGTCGTCTGCCTCCTGACCATCAATGGTGATGGCGTTCCAGTGCTGAATCATGTACTCACGTATGGCCGGTTCATGCATGGGACGCACAGCGTCCTTCCTGTTCCCCTTGTAGGGCTGGATGGTGGCTATGTCGTACCGAAAGTTCCCGTCGCCTGTCAGGTAAAGCTCGCACCTAGTAGAATGCAGAGACTCAAGTACGCCGTTAAGCATATTACGAGCATTAGCAAGTGCATTAGCGACTGGCTCAGGCTCTCTCCACTTGACGATTTCATACTCTCCCTCCTCAAACTCCTGCTCTAGCAGAAACTTGTCCACATCTTTCTTGTAGCGGAAGTCTGCACTAGACAGCCAATCATAGGTGTCATCTTTCAGGAACCTAACACGGTACATCATCCTCTCGGCAGCGAAGCCCGCAGCGAACACGATACCATCAGCGTCAATGAGTAGTTTCAGGTTCTTCGTATCTGTCATTGCCTAGCAACTCCTCTCCCACCATCTGCATGTCATGGAAATCATTGATCCTGCTGGCCCCGAGCTTCTGAATAAGGACTAGCTGATCGTTGAGGTATTGGGCTGAGAGGATAGCAGCGGGTAGCTTGAGTGCTGCTGTCTCCTCGACCAAATGCTTGCGGTTGATGACACCGTAGTACGTCCTGACCGGAACTCCAGAGGGGCCGGGGACCGGCTCCTCCAGTGTACGTTTGATCACGGCGTAGTTAGTGCACATCCATGCAGGCTCAACAGAAGGGGTTTTTGTCTTCCTCCTCGACGGTTGCGTCGGGGATGTCGTCTGCTGGAATGTCGCTCTCGACTTCGACTCGTCCATGGTCGTCCTCATTTTGGTGTTCATAGATGTCAGTAAACACATCACGGGCTACGTCATTGAACGCACCCAAGAGAACAGTCAACTTATCTGCCTTCTTGGTGCCAAGTGTTAGTGCATCCTGCTCCACTGCCACTGCGATCAACGTGGCGGATACCTTCTGTGCGTGCTGGAAGGCAATACGCTTGTCCTTAGCTTCCCAATCAGCCTTCGTCATCTTGTCGTCGTTGCCACCGCCACCGCTGGTTGCGGCAGGTGCAGCCTGTGTCACTTGCACTGTACCTTCCACGTTCCAAAACACTTTGCCTGTGTGAGCGCCAGTACCATCGCGGCTCTTAGCCTCGAAGCTGACCTCATCGTTCTCCTTGCAGGCGGGCTTGTCCCACGCCCCAAAGCGTTGTTCACCTGCTCTGGGCGTCTCAATCATCAGACTGTATGAGACCTTGCCGTTGCGGTCGTTCTCGTAAATCTTATTAACTCTGCCTGTCACTTGCATTGGTTACTTCTCCTATAAAAGTCTAGCTTCCCCTTAGTTAGACAACACGTTAGGGGGAAAGTTCCCTCAAATTGCAACTACGTTGGGGTTCTCAAAGTCATCTGTCCATTCCTCGAACAGATCATCGTCCGGTGCGTCGAAACCCTCCAGCTCCCACACCGCATTAGCGCCATCCTGCCAGTGCTTACTGGCGTTTACACCTACACCTAGGGGTACGTCCCATTCGACGCCGTAGATAAGGCTAAGGTACTCAAACACGTGCTTGCCGAAGCAGTCCCTTGACAGCTCGACGAAGTGGATGACCTCACCATTGGGTAACTCTATGATGATGGAGTCATGGATCGTGTTGATGATGTACATTTCCAAATCACTTCTCTGTAACCTGTGCCAGAAGTACACGAGTGAGATGGGGATGATCTCCGCAGTAGCGAAGGATTGTACAGGATAATTGTGGATTGACTCATTGTTCTTTACATACCCGCTGTGTGATACAAATGTATCGGGCCAAAAGAATTCCAGACCAGAGGCAACTCGCAGCCGCTTCTTCTTAACAACCTCAGCAACCCAGCCTTTCTGTGTCGCGTCAATCTCTGGATACGTCTCTCTAAACGCCTTGTAGTATTTACGCTGACGCGGGGTACCGGACGTACCACCATACAGTGGTTTAAACGTATCGGTCTTGGCCTCCGTTCTCCTAGACTTGAAGAGTTTCTTGTCGTCAGTAGCTCCATAAATAGTCTCCGCGCTTAGTCTGTGTACGTCGAAACCTGGAGTCCTAATGTCTTTGTGCCCTTGCTTATCTTTGCCCAAGCAGACAGCGACTCGGAATTCCAATTGACTGCCGTCAACTTCACCGACCAACCATCCATCTCTTCGGGCGGAGAATAGCGGCTTATATACTCTAGGAAGATTTTGGAATTGGACTGACTTGGCTTTATCAAACTCAGCATATAGTGTCGGTATACCTGATGAAGATAGGCGGTGAGTAGCAGTCGAGGTTTGGTTAAATTGTGCATGGAACACTCCGTCCTGCTCGTCGCAGGCTCCCTTGAAAAACTCTAGGTTCTTGGTGAGGGCATGGTGTATCACCCCGAGCTTTTTCTTCAGCTTGACAAATGATCTTTGCTCGGGTGTGGTGGCCTTCAGCTCCGCCACTGTGTCCTTGTCGGTCTTAGGCTGACCATTAGGGAACTGCTTCGAGGCAGCATTACGCATTGGCTCACCGCTGCGGTCCTTCAGCTCCTCGAACCCTAGGTCTTCGTACAGGTAGTGGGCCACCTGCGGGTGGGACTTCCAATTGATCCCCCCTGTCAGGGCGTCCATCTTCCTTGAGTAGATCACGTACTCCTTGTGTGTCTTCTCATACTCCTTATATAGACGGTCAGCGTCAAGGTGCATACCCCTGAACTCAGTATCAGCCAGCACAGGCATGGTAATCATGCGTGTGAAGAACACTGGGAGCTTCTTCTGCTCCTCTAGTACCAGCTCCTGCCGGTAGAAGATGTCCCGACACAGCACCACATCTAGCTCACAATACTTGGCGAGGTAGCGTGTGGGTACTAGCTGTACCAGCCCTTGCTTAATGAGCAGGGAGACCCAAGCCAGCTTACCCTTGAATCCGTACCTCTTAGCCGTACGGTCAAGGCTCTGATCCTTGCGTCTGTGCTTCAGGGCCAGCAGGTTACCGTGGATGACATGCTCCCCTATCTGGGTACACCAGAACAGGGTGTCCTTCAGGTCCACGCCACACCGCATCAGCCATTGCGCCTCGAACTTGGCGTTGTGCGCCACGACAAATGCGTGTGCCTCTACTGCGGCCTTGAGTCGTGCTCCTATCTCCCACTCATTTCCTATGAGGGTGATCATCTCACCTGTGATAGAGGACCAGTAGCTAGCTAGGAGTATATTGTTCTCTGGGTTCAGAGCACTCCCTTTATCTAACTCCGTCGTCTCGAAGTCGAGGACCATAAAGTCACCGGCCCAGACTTCCTTCGGTGTGTTACGATGTAGGTTTGCTAAGAACCAAGGCAGGGCCTTGGATAACTTCATTCACCCTCTCTCCTCTTCATCAGACGCTTGTCGTGGTGCATTCCCACCACCTTATAGTCACGTAAGTGCTGCTCCACTGCGTCAGCAATCTCGTCACACCATAGATCAGAAGGTGATTTGTCTACGGCGCTGAAGAAGCGTCGTGCGTACTCCTCCCTAGTCGTGCGCTCGCCTTCACTAGTAACAAACTTCTTAGCCAGCTTGTACACCACCACTACTATGGCAGACACTAGTAACAGATCAAGCTGTTCAAGTATCAGGTACGTGTAGATCAGGGCCTCTGCTCCCTCACCTGCACCGGCTATCATCTCGAGGATTGCTCTGAGTTCTTCAGTCATCTCCGTTCTCCTAATTCAGACTGTCTGAGTTATACCAGTGAGTCTGTGAGTGAATCGGTGACGTTTTGAATAGCGTCATTCATCAACTTGTAGTCGGTACGTAGGTCACCAGTGATCAACTTATCGTTCTCCAAATCCTGGACAGCTATCAGTTCTATCATGGTGCCAATCGTCTTACGCATAGCATCAAACGTCAGGTCTTCAATATCTAGTTTGAATTTAGCCATTAGAATACATCCTTTCTCAGCTCTTTAGTTTGGGCGTAACAAGAGTGCATCAGTTTACCAAAGTTGATGGTAGGGTTCTTGTACTTCTTCAGTGCAGTCCACAGCTCCTCGTTGATGAAGTCGTAGTAGACTGTCTGAAGTAGACGGGGGATGCACTGCCCTGTCCAGCCATCACTGTCCAGCTCGATCTTAGCGAACACCTTGTCCACCAAGTGCTGGGTGATAAACTCCTCGGCAATGTCCCGCTCCACCGCAGGCCCATCGAACTTCCTCCTGGCAGGGGCCTTGCTCACTACGTCGTTCACGATCTTGCCCCATTTGATCTCACCGAACCTGTTGGTGAAGTCGTACCGCTTGATGACGATACCCTCGCCCACACCCTGGCCCTCTTGGATCAGGTAGTCGTTGCCCAGCAACAGTTGCCTGTCCTCTGCACTCAGATGTTCCCAGTCCACTACAGCCAGCAGTGGGATGATGTCGATGTCATAGTGATCCAGTATTTCAAAGTACTCGTCGTAGGGCATGTACCGTTCACCATCCATTACGTCGAAGACGTAGAACTTCTTCCACGCATCGGCCTCATAGGTGCGGAGGGTGTGAGGGACTAGCCATTCCCCATACAGGCGGAGGTTAGGGCGTGCGGTGAGCAGATGGGCAATGTTATCCTGCCCCGATACCCAGTTACAGAACCCTGCATTGTCATCCTCTTGTGTCAGGTGTCTCTTACGTGAGCCACACTGCACGTAACCATCATCACCTAGCCATACACTGGCGTTGGTGCCATCGAGCTTGGGGAACACATGCACAGGGCCATCGAACAGCCCTCTTACGCCTGTGTCTGCCAGCTTTACAACGTGTTGATACTTGCTGAACTCAGCCATTATATTGCTCCGTTGTTGGTGGTCTGTTGGTGTCTGAAGCAGTAGCCTGCCTCCCAGCACGGCTTGCCGCAGGTGGTCAGGTCTTTGAAGTAGTACTTACACCCACCCTGTACTGGCATGAGCTTGCCCTTGTGCATAGGATCAGGGTGTGTTCCGTAGTGCAACTTGATCTCGCCCTTCTGTATAGCCAACCTCTTCTCTTCACTCTTACTCATCCTTATCCTCCACGAACTTAGCCGCTACGTTGCCTACTGCGTACAGTGCTAGCACGGTTCCGCCCATCTGGAACCACACACTCTGGTCGATCAGGCCCCCAATGAGGAGGCCCGTGTCGCACAGTGCAAAGTACACAGCCAGCTTGAACTTCCTGTCTGCTATCTTGTTACTCATTATGCCTTGTAGAAGTAGTAGACTAGGATACTGATATCGAGAGCCAAGGCGAACACAGAGGCAGAAAAGGCCCAACCAAAGAACCCTTCTTCCCTCGTCAGGTCTCGATCATTCGACATCAGAATTGCCAATATAATTGTAGTCCATGCTGTAACCATTACGTTATCCTCGATAGGAAGTCATTGATGTTGGTGTCCACCGTACCGTGCCCACCCCCTCGCTTGTTCTTGCACAGGGATAGCCTCCGCATACTGGCGAGCTTGTAGTTAGAGTCAGCACCCATACCAATCAGCACTTCACATGCGCCGGGGATGCCTGTCTTACTACCATCAATGTCGTTGGAGTTGAGGGTCAGCTTGTTCTCTGCCTCACCCCAAGCTTGCGTGATTGAAACAGCCACACACTTGTGTATCTTAGCGATGTTCCTTACACCCTTAGCTGCTTCCTCTAGTTGAACTGTCTTGCCCTCGTCACCTGTAGCCACGTTCCTCAACTGATCCACGATCAGCACATCTGGTTTAAGTTTGGCCACGAGGTTCCTTATCTCACGCACGGTACCGGGAGTCAGTTCCTCAATGAACAGATTGTCCCAGTGGTGCTTCTCCAGCTTGGCCTGTGCCCCGTCCGGGTCAGCTCGTAGCTGATTCTCAGTCAACCCTGTCAGACATGACATGGTACGCTGAGCTAGGGTGGCGGGCAGGTCTTCGTTAGAGATGTACAGCACGCGCAGGTCTTGCAGCAAGCACCCTCGTATGATAGTAACAGCCAGCGCAGTCTTGCCTAGCTCTGGTCTGGCGAAGATGACCATGTGCTGGCCTCTTAGCAAGCCCCCGTTTAGCCTGTCGTTGATTGCTTTCGGGAGTATCTTGACCAGTTGCTCATCATTCAGGTGCTCTTCAAACAGTTCCTTCACTGTGATGTTGTTGAAAGAAGCGGTGTCATCGGTGATGGAGGTCGCATCCTGTATCTCTGCGTACTCGTCCAGCAATCCTTTGACTCGCTTCTCGTCGTTGGTGGCCAAGGCAGCGGAGAGGTCCATGCCTACCGCCTGCAACTTGGCTGCCAGTACATCGTTGACCACGTTAGCTTCGGATACCTCAGTACCCTGGATCGTGGTGAGTATCCTTTCAAAGATCAACTCATGCTTCGGGTTCGACAGGGTTCTCTTCAATGAGTTCCCCAGCAACTCAAAGTCCACGCTGTCAGCATCAGGGTCGCGGTCGTAGAACTCCCCGATGTGCTTGGTGATGATGCTACCCTGTGCCCCTAGCTCCCGCTCACCCACGTGAGGGTACACTAGGTCGAAAGCATCCCTGCTCTGACACATCGCAGCCAGTATCTTAGTCTGCATAGGTTACACCTTATGGAATCGCATTAGTGCTTCGATGTGGTGTTGCTCCAGTTCCTTGATGCGGTCACGTACATAGTCCACATCTTCCTTGAACAGCAGAGCAATCACTTGTGATGCCTCACGTAGGTCGTACCCGTGCACCGCGTACTTGCGGGTCATCATGGTGTCAACCCACGCTATGGCCGAGTGGTAGGCTACCTTCTCAATCGCTTGGTCTAGTGTCAATTCCATTGAAGCCTCCTAGAAACTCGAAGCCTAGGTGTCCTGCCATGGCCTCGGCTTCCTGATCCCCCGCCACCTCGAAGGTAGTGGGATCAATCATCCTAAGTACTGTCACTACTCCATTCTCTCGCAGCATCCCGTCGAATCGTGTGTTGGTAGGGATACGTGTTGCGTTTTCAACTACTCTCTCTGTGAACGTACGCTGTACAGCTTCTTTGATAGCCTTGTCCTCGTCCATTAGGACAAACAACTGGCTGTCGTTGTCTTTTCCAAAGCGCACATAGGTTTGTTTCATACTGACTCCTCTATCTTGACCAACCTGTAGCCCTTGTGGGCCAGTGAGGTTACGATGTTCCCGGCTGCCATGTTCGCCTGCCGGACTTCATGTGCTACCTCTGATTCCCTCACGATACCCCATGTCCTGAGTATCTGGGCCAGTAAACGCACATCATCCATAAGCTTTTCCTCCTACAGAGTCGAGTCTTATCGAGTCCATGTTTAGATGGCCTCTCAAATCCTCTCCTCCCCTTAGTTAGACCTCACCATTTGAAGAAAGTTCCCGAGATGGGGCTAGTTCTACTGATGCTACCTTGGTTCCTGCCAGTCCATTCCTTTGGTTAGCATCCATGAGGGCTTGGTGAGGGGAGGTGGCTCTGACGATCCACGTGTCACCGTCGCTATACGTTACTGTGTATGTCTGTTTCATAAGCATCCACATCCTAGTATCTCTGTGCACTGGCAGGGAGACCCCTTCTCATCGACTCGACCCACCTTATGGAAGGCAAGACACACATAGCACATGCCAATCCTCTTGGCTGCCATCTCTGCTTGATTGCTAGACGTTGCAGAGACTGTGTCCTTGTGTCCACAGGGTAAGGTTACTTCGTAGCTACATCTCATGCTTGGCACCTACATCCACACTCGGGGCATCCCCCACCACGCAGCCACGGGACCTCCGTGATACGCCTAGTAACAATACTCCCTGTCTTCCGTGCCTCCTTCAAGGCTTCCTCGGGATCAGTAAAACCCCATGCATTGAGGGGGTTGTCTACCCAGCCTGAGTAATTACCAGACCGGGGGTTGGCCTTATATCCGTAAAGAAAACTGCGCTTAATAATGTACATCTCTTTCTCCTCTTAGTAGATTCGATGGTACTGGTAGGTGGCCCCTACCTCACACACGAACACCTGCCTGCGTTGTACACGTTCGAGCCACGCTCTTTCCCCTGATGCCAGTAGCACGGGGAACCACGCGAACCACACGTGTGTCTTCTTTAAGTCCTCCACTTCCCAACGCATCAGAACAGCTCGTCAACAGAGGCTATCACCTCTTTGACTGGCTCCACAGCTACCTCAACTACATCTGCTGTCAGCTCCAGCGCATCAATTGCTACTTCAGCTACAGGCGCAACAACGGATGCTGCGGCCTCAGCTACATCAAGTACTAGGTCAAAGATTCCCATGACAATTACCTCTTCTGGTGGTAGTAAGGATCGTTCACGAAGGTACCGCCCAACTCTTGGGCCATGCCACAGCGGGTTGACTCGCCCTCACCCGACCGTATGTGCTTGGCCTCTGACTCAGAGGGGCTGTCCTCGTAGTGGCTGGCAGGCTTGGTGCCTGACCTACTTGCGTGGCACGTGGCTGTGTAGAACAGTATCCGCAGAGGTGGCCACTCCTCCTCTGGTTCGTACACCACCACCATTACACCGGGGTGATCTACTGACTCGTACTCAGCTATGATCTTCGGTCTGTCCTTAGTCATCATTCAGTTTCCTTCCGATCAGTTTGTCGAGTGTGAGTATGGTAGCCTCACTGTCAATGAGGTAGTGCATCTCTCTAATAGAGTAGCCCATGTTTGTCCAGTACTGGATGATAGGCTTCAATGCCTTACCAGCTTCGCCGGCAAAGGCCAGCCCATCAGGTGTGTACTCCTCGTGCTCGTCAAAGAATCTCTTCATAACTGCGGGGCTCCTGCTTGGTTCTGTGGGTTCGCCTCGTTCTTCTCTCTCAGACTGTTACCATCATCCGCACACCTGAACAGGAACAGCTTGGGTGCACCCTCACCGGGGTTGATGTCCACCAAAGACTTACATTCGTAGAACATACTGTAAGAGAAGGGAGCAAAGATACCTACCTCGTCGATGATGTTCTCTCCTATCGTGACCAGACCGGGGGCGGGCTCTTTATCAGCAGCGGTGTGAATCTCGCCCTCGCACACCCATATAGCTGAGCCTACCCTCTGACAAGGGCCGACCAAGTACTGGTCCCAGTGGTTAAGGTGCTTAGATTCCACGTAGACGTACTCGTTAGTCTCGAAGGTCAGTGCCCCTGCCTCCTTTTGAACTGCTAAGAATACAAGGCAGGCCAGCGCACCAACAGTAATACCCCATCCTATGGACCTTAGTTGTGTTGCTACTCGTTCACTGATACTGATGTTTCTCAAGAGTTTCATATCATCATACCTCTGATGGTGGGTTCGTCCTCATACTTGAGGTCTTGTTGCAAGGCTATCATCTTGCACGAGCTGAACAGAAGGTTGATCTCCCGTACCAGCTTTACCGCTTTGTCGGTGGCATCTCTGTCCAGTGCTAGGACTACGTTAGCCTCACGCTCTGCGATGTACAAGGCAGCCTCGGTACTAATGTGTGTCCCGTGCAGTGCAATGGCAGGGACACCTGCTTGCTGTGCTTTCATAGCAGATGCACTATCCTCTACTATGATGTAAGGGTACTTATAAAGCCAGCGATCTGAAGGGTACCACCCCATGAAGGGCACTCTATCGGTATTCTTGTGTGTCATGGCCTTGGTTCCCTTACGGGCACAGCCTCCAATCATATTGACGGTAGCGAATTCTTCGGGGGAGTACAGCCGTGCAACTCCTCCAATATCATAGCCTCGGTAGTCTCGTGAAGGGAACCAGACTCTCTGATCCTCGTTACACCAGCGGACCCCACCTGCTTCGAGAGTGGCACGGTGTAGCCCGAACTTACGAGCAAAGAATTTCCAGTAACCTTCGGGTAGGTCGCCAAGCTCGCCCTTGTATGGGTTGACTCGCGCCTTACGAAAGGCAACACGTTCGGTGCGGATGGCGTCGGCGTAATCAATCCCTCCTTTTGCCGGGCAGCTAGCACGGAAGCAATTATAGAAAATAGCGTTCGCCTCTTTAACGAAGCTGAAGCTGGCCTCTCCCGAGGACCCACCATTACAGAAGG